TGTACATACTTAGTACCTTTATCATCAACCATTGCCTTCCACATTTCTTGATTGATTTTAATATCATCACGCCAAGTACCAATAGTAGCAAAGTCACTTCGCCCAATTGAGTTCATACAGTCGTTAGCACACCCTGAAACTTTAAATTTCATTTTGTATGGTAATGCTGGACGATGCATATCATCAAGAAAGGCATTAACAAGAGTTCTTAGAACTGCCTGCTCATTCACATTAGACATTTCACAACGTGCGGCGCCAACACAAGACATACCAGTTCTTACTGCTGGTCCTGCACCACCCATATCAAATCCATAATCATTGAAGGTATTGAAAATCTTTTGTGTGCTTTCTTCAGTAGAACCTTGTAACATAATGTCACCAGACTGACCGTGGAATGCGATTAAACCAGAACCACCGTTATCAACAAACATATCACACATGTCTCTTAATAGAGTAGATGTATAATGCATTCCTGCAGGAGGTTGGATTCTAAGAGTATGGAATTCAGAAGCATCAGGGAATTTATATGAACCGTCTTCATTCTTTAATTCGTTGAAGCGTGGAATTACCCCGCCGCCATAACCGATAACACCAACGGTACCACCTTTCCAGTAACCTTTTTTAGTTACATAAGATGTTTCTAGGGTACCAAGTACGTCACGTGCCATTTTAGCCCCTTCGTGGGTATCATTAGCTAAACGCTTAAGGCCTGTAACAAATGATGGCCAAGGGCCATTCTCTAATTCATCGAGGTTAGGAGTATTATACAATGCCCCAGGTTTAGTGTTCTCTTCAGTATCCCTATTTGCCATTTGCTTTAATAAATCAATTGCCATTATATTAACTCCTTATAATATTATCGTATATTAATATATACTTATTCACATCTATTTATAGCTTTTAATTTTAATTATTAGCGATCATAAGTAATACTTATTCAGGTTTATCGCAAGGAGGGGGAGGGGGCATTACCTGTTGCATCATCTGTTGAGGAATCTGGAACATGTTATTAAAGAATGCCGAGGCCGCTAATGAAAGGGCTGCAGCTGTTATGAATACTAGTAAACATTTATTAATCATTATATAATCTCGAAATATGAATAGTTAAAGGATACAACTGCCGTTAAATATTCTACATCAGTTGTAGTGATATCAAATGGCAATGATGATAACGACGTTGGATAGGCATCAATGAATCTAATTTGTTTAGTTATGTTATTAGCACTCGAAAGTATATTGAGGGTAAGATCTCTTACATTAGAGGAATTGTTATTATTATCAACTTGATTATATAACCAATCATAGATCTCTTTATAGTTAATAAGATCTTCATCTACTAAGAACGAACATTCAAAGGCCCCATATAATATCTTATCTGCCGCAATTGCAATAGACCTACTAGGGGTATGGAAAGGGGCGCCATCAACGGAAACATCAGGGAGTATCATCGTCTGTACAGTAAACTCAGCAGTAGGATATACTACGGTATCTAATTGTAATACGAATGAAGTTGGATTTAGGAAGTTTGTGCTCATGAGTCTATTTATAATGTTTAAAGCCTAAAAAAGCCCCAATTAAGGGGCTTCTTACATTCAAGAACTAATCTAAATTACAGATTAGTTACCGCAAATGTGTAAACGTTTGAATCCGCAGCACCAGAAGTGAAAGGATTGTTAGTTAAACCGTAACGAGTCTTAAAACCAATTCTTGGTTGGAAGTCTGTCTCACCAATTGTCTTCATCATTGATAAAGGAACGTATGGGCAGTAGAAAATACCTGCGTCATATGCATTTGAACCTTTGTAACCTACTGTAACGTAGTCAGTAGCAGCAAATGGGTCAACAAATAACTTGATACCACCATTAAGTGTACCAACGAATAAGTTACCAGTTACGTCTGCAAGACCAGTATTAGCTGTGTTGCCATACTGAACATTACCAGTTGAGTTTAAAGCAGCTGCTACACCAGAAGAGATGATAGCAAAATTACCTTTACCACGACGAGTAGCAAGGGCAATTGAATTTGCAGCTTTCTCGATATGAGTAATTAGTGCTTTAAATACTTCAAGTTCCCAACGTCCGCCTGAAGAGCTTGGTGGAGTACTAGTAGTATCTAAGATAGCTGCATTAAAATCGCTACCTGGAACCGCTTGAGTATTCATAGCTTGGATCATCTCTCTGTTGATCTCACCTAAGATCTCAGAAGAAAGAATGTTAGCTAATTCAGACTCAGCAGATAAACCATGTACCGCTTTAAGGTCTTGTGCTAATTCCATTGTGTAGTTAGCTTTTAACTGACGAGTTTTAGCTTCAACCATTGTCTTATCGATTGAGAAACCCAAGCCGCTGTAGTAACAGGACCAGAGAATGAAGTATTAGGCTCATTGAATAAAGCTTCCGTAGGATCTGTAGATGAAGTACCATCTGCATAGTTTGACTTCATAGCGAAGATCAAGCCAGTAGGACCAGTCATCGGTTGTACACCTGCTACATCAAACGCAATTAGGTTTGGAGTAGAACGACGTACTAACGAGATCATTACTGGATCAAACTTGTCTTGAGCACCAACAGCATCACTGCCACCAGCAACCATGTTAGCTTCTTTAAGAGCGATTTCTTGGTTTTCAAGCATAATTGCTGTAACCGCACGTTTGTGAGCATCAGTGATTGAACCAGCGTCAGCTGATTCCAGTACAGGTGCCCATTTTTCCTGTAGTAATTGTGAATTTAATTCCATTTTATATTCTCCTATATTAGAATTATTTTTGTTTTAGTGCATCAAGGTATTTAGCCATTTGACTAGTAACTTGAGTGTCTTCTTTATCTTCGGTAATAGCATCAATTTCTTTAGCTTCTACTGAAGAGTCGTCTTTCGTAAGGTAAGACTCTTTGATTGTTGCAACTTTAGATGTATACTCTTCTAAATCAGCAGCGTCAATTGACTCTGTTAATTCTTTAAGTTTAGCAGCTTCGGTAGCAGCAAGGCCTTCACACGCTTCAGTAATAATATCAGCTCTTTCGAAAGCTTTAACTTTCTCAGATAACTTAATATTTGTGTCTGTTGCAGTATTCAATTGTGCTTTAGCATCAGATACTTCTTCAGTTAAGGCGTCAACAATTTCAACCTTATCTTCTGGTACATTGATGTAATGCTCACTAAACACACCGTGCATTGCATTAATAAACGATTCAGTAATTTCTGATCTCAAAGAATGCTCAATTGCAACTTCGTTCTCAGTCATCCAGTTCTCAACTACATAGTTAAGATAACCATCAACTTTATCTACTAAATCTTCTTTAATAGCTTCTACTTCTTCAGTTAAATCAGATGCATAACGCTCTTCTAATTCTACTGTCTTAGCAGCAACTTTTGATTGTAAAGCAGCTTCGAAAATAGTACCGGCCTTCTCTTTAAAACCTTCTGATAATGCTTCTTCAGCACCAACTAGGGCATCAAGATCCTCTTTGAAAGTTTCTTCTTTTTGAACTGCTTTCTTAGATTCTTTTTTAGCTTTGCCTTCTTTCTTTTCGTTTTCTACTTCGCCTTCTTCATCATCACCTTCTTCATCATCCTCTTCGTCATCTTCGTGCTCAGCTTCAACTTTAGCTTTCGCTTTAGCTTTTTCTGCTGCTTCGAAGATAGCATCTAACTCAGCTTTATTCATTTCTGATAAAGATGCATTAATTGCAGAGATCGTACGAGCTTCTGTTAAGGGAGCCTCAATAGTAGTTTCAACAGTTTCCACTGCCTCTACCACCTCATTAGTTTCCTCAACAATAACCTCTTCAGCGATGTCTTGTATTTCTTCTGACATATTTTACTCCTGTAAGAGTTATAGTTTAGAGAGGAAATGTTCAAATCCGCTTACTTCTGAACTAGTATTATCTACCACTTCTTCCGTTACGGCTTCCATCATTTCGCCTGACCGTCCTTCATTTCCCACTCAACACCTTCCATAATGCCATTTACAAATGCATTAGGGGCTGAGGGGTCCTGAACGATATCAATTGTTGATAGATGAAAATCATCCTTCACATAATTGACGCCATTCTTCATTTCAAGGCTTCCCATACCACGACTAGAAACACCAAGTTGTACACCACCCTCGACCAAACCTTTTACAATTTGTCCCATAGGGGTATCCAATATAAGTGCCTTTCCAACCACATTATTACCGTCCCATTTAAGTTCAGTAATTCTATGGCTAACTTTATCTAAATTAATACTAGGGCCTTCTGGATGATTTAACTCACCTACCGCGCGGCCTGTTCTAACTTGTTCATTGTTGTATCTATCTACTGCCTGCGTAAGAACTTCGCGTGTATACACACGTCCATTTCTATTTTTGCCTTCCGCCTGCATAAAAATTCCTTCGATATAGACTTGCTTCTTACCGTTCTTTCCTTCGGTAATTGAGTAGCCCAATCCTTCTTCTATATATTCTGCTATTAGTTTCATAAGCTTTTCTTCAAATCCTTAACTGATTTATCAATAAATATGCCGATACTCTCTAATCTAGTAATAATATCATTAGTGTTACCACCCTTCATATCACCATTTAATAGTGCTAGTTTTTTCTTTAATTCAGAAACAACTGATTTAGGATTTGCCCCTTCTAATACCTCTTGGGATTCTCTAATATCTTTTAAGTTCTTCATAGTGGATCTCCTAATGTATTAAATTTAAAGTCGCCTAAAGCTGCAGTTGCATCAAGAACAGCAAAATTGATTTTATAACTCAATTGAATCCATAATGTGTCCTTTTTAATACCACTATCACCAGAGAATATAGTAATACCTTTAATCAAACCTTTTGGTTTCATTCCCTTAGAAGCTAATTGGCCACTCTTTACTAAAATACCACCTAAAGCGTTAGTTCCTACTGTTAGCTTAGGGTCCATACCAATTAATTTCTTAACAGCATGATTAAGTTCTATAGCAACTACATACAAATCAAAATCTTTGATTGTTAATTTAGGTTTCTTTGCTTCTCTAACATCTTGTAAGTTCTTCATACGCCCATTACCTTTAAAAAGTCTTTAAGCCCTTTAGAAGCATCCTTCTCTGACTTAAATGTATCTAATTTCTGATCATCAACATATAAGTTGAATTTCCCTTTTGCTGTAGTGATTACTGCCGTAACGTCTTTAGCCTTACCTAACTTACCTATTTCTTTAACGACGGTTTCGCCTTTAGGTAGTTTCATCTTAGCTTCTAAGATGATATTAAAAGAGTCTTTAAACGTTTTCATCGGCCGTTGGTTCCTGTTCAGCTGTACCATACATCGTTCCAGCTATTTCTTGTTTATGCACATCTAATGCACTATTAATTTTATCAGCCATAATGTCGTTAAAAGTATTATTACTACTCTGTACATCCCCGGCTTTTATACCATCAATTAAGTCTTTAATTTCCATAATATTTCCTTTCTGTATAATATATTTATAATAATTGATATTTCTAATTATCTATTAGGTCAATATCAATGTCTTGGTCTGGTTCAGTTTCAATTTGCTTATCGATCTCTGCAATTTCTTCTTCATCCTGACGTAGAATATTCTTTCTAATCCATTCCTTAGAGTAATATGTACCTACATATTCATCTACCATCGATAGAGTTTCTAATCTTTCTTTAAGCATCTCTGCTTCTTTAAGTTCTGCATAATAATTATCTTTAATAAAGTCGATAACTAAATCTTGTTTAATATGATTCCAATCAGATGGTACAATAATCTTCTTAAGGATTAACTGTCTCTTAAGAATTTCTAAGAATAAACCTGAAAACTTAGTACGTACCCTATCGATAAACTTCTGGAACTTTAATTCGTCTCTAGTAATTTCACTTGAACGACCTACATTAAATGCTGAGTCTGGCTCTAAGCGTGACATAGGAACATTAAGAGACTTATATAGCTTCTTCTGGAAGTATATAATATCATCTACTTCCCCTAGGTTTTGACCCCCTGGTAATGTAGTAATCTCTGTACCTCTACCACCCTCTCTACGAGGTAACCAGAAGTCTTCCATAACAGATTTATGGTCTTTCTGATCTTTAATTTCACCAGTGGCTGGATCATAAACAATCTTGTTACGATACTTATTCATCGTATTGTTTAAGTATTCTTCAGCTTTACCCTTAGGTAAGTTACCAACATCAATATAGAATATACGACGTTCAG